ATGGAACAGAATAGCGGAAAAGCCTCCCGCGCGGGCGGCGCGATCCTCGCCTTCACGATCGTCGCCGGGGCGATCGTCGGCAATCATTACGGCCAGCCGTCGATCGGGACGCTGATCGGCACCGGCGTCGGCGTGGCGATCGCGGTCATCCTCTACCTGATCGATCGCGCCCGAAGCTGAGCGTTCGACGGGCTACAGCTTCCGGCCGCACCACAACACGCGGCCGATCACCTGCAACGTCGCCGGATCGAAGCCGGCGATCTCCGGATGAGCCGGATTGTCGCTGTGAACGACGAGGCCACGGTCGTCGCGGAGCAGCCGCTTGACCATCAGCAGGTCGTCGAGCCGCAGCACATAGATACCGCCCGGACGGATTTCGCTGGCGTCGCGATCGACCAATATGTCGTCGCCGTCGTGCAGGGTCGGCTCCATCGATTCCCCGGCGACCCGGATGATCGACAGCGCTGCCCGCCGCCCCGCGCCGAGATCGCGCAGCAGCCCGTCGTCGAAGGCGATCGGGCGATCGCGCTCCTCGATCTCGGCGATGCCGCCCGGCCCGGCCGAGGCGCCGATCGCGATCCTGGGCACCGTCACCAGCGCGGCGGCGGGCGCCATATCCCCCACCGGCCCTCCATCTGCCCGACCACCAAGCCGGGTTTCGGGAACCCGGAAATAGGCCGCCAGCCGAAGCCGGTCCTCCTCCGACAGCTTGCGTGGGGAGCCGCGCTTGATGAATTGCTGGATATAGGCGGGGTTGCGCCCCAGCAGCCGCGAGATCGCGCTGTAATCCTCTCCCCGCTCCCGGATCAGGGCATCGAGAGCGCTGCGGACATCGTCGGCCATGCCCCCCTTTATCGATAGGATTTTTCCTAGACAAGTAGGAAATGGATTGGAACATAAAGCGAACGATTGAGTCGCGAGGGAGCTTGGGATGGATTTGCTTGTGACCCGACAATAATGATCTAACCCCCGGTGCCGGGATTCTGCGCGCCGTATCGGGATATATCGGGCCGAAATCCGGGCTTTTGAGCTTCTGGCAGGCCGCTGCGGGCAAGTGGGAAGTTTCTGGCGCGTTCTCGGATGGATCGGCGTTGAAGGCGCTCTTCCGAGAGGTTGAACGCCCCGGAATCCGGGCACCTTGCACCCGCCGATTCCCAGTTTTGTATCTGGCGATTCCCAGTTCGCGATTCCGCCCGCAATATCGGGACGGAATCCGCGTCGGCCGCGGCGGGAAGACGTCACCGAACTGGGAATCAAGAAACGCTGCCGAACTGGGAATCAACGCGCGTTTCCTCCGCCGGTGATAATGAGCTCGGCGGCCTTCGTTCCGGTGCTCTTCATCGCCACTGAATAAGTCGTATCGACCTCCTGAAACGCGAAGGCGGAGAAGATGCGACGAACCTCGGGATGGTCGTTGAGGCTGAGGATGAAGCGGCCCTTCAACCGCGCCAGGCGCGCTGACATTTCGACGAACTGGTCGCGCGTGAACAGCTCCTTCCCATAGTCGCCCTCGCATCCATAGTAGGGCGGATCGAGATAGAAGAGCGTGCCTGGACGATCGTAGCGGTCGAGGAATGCCTGCCATGTCAGGCGCTCGATGATGACGCCGGCCAGACGTTCGTGAATCGCTTCCAGCATTGGCGCCAGCTTCGTCATATCGAAGCGACCGGAACGGCCGTGCGCGACGCCGAAGGTCCGGCCACGCACCTTGCCTCCGAAGGCCAGGCGCTGGAGGTAGAGGAACCGCGCAGCGCGCTCGATGTCGAGCAGGGTCGAGGGATCGGTAGCGGCCAGTTTCTCGAAGTTCGCGCGGCTGGTGATCTGCCATCGCAGCATGTCGAGGAACGGCACGTAGAGCCGCTGCAGGATGCGGAAGAAGGTGGAGACGTCCTCCGACCAATCGTTGATGACCTCGCAATCGGGCCGGCAATCGCGGCGCAGGAATACGCCCCCCATGCCAACGAAAACCTCGGCATAGGTGTCGTGCGGCTGCTCGGCGATCAGCTTCGTCAATCGGCGCGCGAGGTTGCGCTTCCCGCCGATCCAAGGGGAAGCGGGATTGCACGGCTGGACAGGGCGAAGAGCAGCAAGTTCGGAATAGTGCGGAGTAGCGTTCATGCAGTTGATCCCTCGATCATCCCGCGGCGGCGGGATCGGTTCGGCTGGTACCGGTTGGACCGAGGCGGGAATCTTCCGCCGGCTTGGAGCGTTGGCGCGCTCCATCCCCCGTCGCGGCGCAAAGCCGCGCGAAGAGCTTGATGTTCTGGACGCTCGTTGCTGGTTAACCGCACCGATGCTATATGGAGCGTACCGCCCGGCGATCGCGCCGCGCAGTTCCAATTCGGCCCTGGCGGACAAAGGGCCCAGAAGACTGCGAAAAGCGAGCTTGGCCCCGCTTCGGCGGGGCCAAATCTCACTCCGATTCGGCGCGCCGATAGGCAAGCACACCTCCCCGGACATTGTCGGAATCGAGATAAGCGGCGTCGCTGTTCTTGAACGCCGTCACGCCTCGCCAGCCACCCTGGCCATATTGCAGCACGACGATGAACGAACGCTCCTTGCCGTCCATATCGAACCGGGCGACATAGCGACGCGACAGGCGCGGCCGAGGCGCCCCGTCCGGCCCCTTCGCATCCACCCAATGCCACCAGATCTCGTCGGGATCGCGCAGGGCCTCGGCGATCAGTCTGATTGCCTGGATCCGGCCCCGGTCGAGCTTCGGCTTGTTGCGGTCGCCGCCGCGGTAGAAGAAGCTCTCGTCCAGGACGAGCGGCTCGCCCAGCTTGTCGGTCGACAACACCGTAGCGCCATCGGTCGGCCCCTCGAATCCAGAGAGAAAGGCGTCGATCGCCGCGTCGGTGTCGCTGGCCGGATCTATGAGCATGTCGGCGCCGCGCGCCCTCGCTGGCGGCATGGGCGGTTTCGCGCCCACGATCGGATATGGCTGATCGAGCGGGCCGGTGGGCGGTGGCGGGACGAGGCCCTCCAAGAAGTGCTCGCCCGGATTGTAGGCCCAGCCCGGATCGACGCCGGCCGGGACCATGACGATATCACCGTTGGACCGGCGAAAGGGCCGGCGCTCCCCGCCGGGCTCGCCGTTGGGACCGATCCAGCCCAGGCGGCGCAGCTCGGCATCGGAGGTGACGGCAAGGCCGCGACGCTGAAGGGTGCGCTCGCTGAGCTGCGAAACGCCGCAGCGGCAGCCCCAGCCACAGGGCGGGAAATAGATCAACCAGCAGGGATGATCGACCGGGAGAATGATTGGCCGACCGGTATCGAGGCCGCCCCACAAGCGATGGAGCGGCCGGGTGCGACGATCGTTGACCGCGTCGTACATCAGATAAGGCGCGGTGGTCTTCAGCGCCTGGATCCGCTGCCACTTACCCGCCGCGCGCGCGGTGCGGAGATTGGTGTCGTAGATCGTTCGCAGGCGGCTTTCGCCGATGAAGACGGCATGATCGACGCCGGTGATCTCGCGATCCTCGACGCGGCCATACCAGCCCGCCTGTTGCAGCTTGGGCATGATGCCCGATTTCCATTGCTCGAACGTACCGCCATCGCTCAACACGCGATCGAGCGACCGGCGCACCTCTTCCAGGAGCGCGCCGTTCATCATCTTCGTGACGGTGAAGGCATGGCCGTGGGCCTGTTGCCAGGTTTCATCCCAGCGGGCCTGGACGGCGTAACCCTTGGCGCGGAAGAACTCGACCGTTTCGGCCGGCGGCAGGCCGAAGGATGCGCGGATGTCAGCCATGCGGCATCACCGGCCGGCACCACAATGTCATGCCCGCGCCGAATATGGCGATGTCGAAGGCTTCCCAGCGCCATGGGCCTTCGAGGCCGAGCTCAAATTGCTCGGCGCGATCGAGCAGGCGATAGCCGATGAAGAAGGAACCAATCTTCATCCCTCGCCCTTCCGCCGATGCCGATGATCAAATTTGGGCCGGGGTCGGCCGTAGGGGCGGTCGCCGTCGACGAGCAATTGCAGCCGGCGCGCCTCGACAAGCGATAGATCGTCCTTCGATTCGAGTTCGGCGATCTGGCGGGCGAGGATGGCGTTGCTCATCATCAACGCCGCCCGCGATCGCAGGCGATGACGCCGCGCGGAATCCGGCCGGCTTGCAGTTCGCGCTCGACAGCTCGAAACTGTGCGTCCTGACGACGTTCCTCTGCCGTCCGCTTGATGGTCAGCTTTCTCCCTTCGGCCGTATCGGGCAGGCCGAGATAGCGGCGATATTCATCGTCATCGGCGAAATCGACCGGGAGTGGCACGATGTCCGAGGTGCCGCGATGGCAGGTCATCAGTCGATACCTCCCTCTTCGGCGACCCGGATCGCGAAGCCGGCCCGCGCCAGGCTTTCGGTCAGCTTGTCGACGTCGGACTGGCTCAGCGTCCCGATCAGCAGCTCGTCGAGCTCCTCGGCCGAGGTGGCGGCCTCGATCGCGGCGGCGATCGGCGAGACGATCGGCTGCAGCGCTTCCCAGCCCTCGGCGACGATCATGTCGACGGCCTGGTCGACGACGTCGCGCGCGGCGGTCGCCTCGGCGAAGCTCAACTCCAGCGCCTTCGATCGCCAGTCCTCGCCGAGCGCCTCGAAGCGCTCGGGTCCGAAGCGCAGTTCGCCCGAATAGGGTTCGATCTGGTCAAGATCGGGAATGCCATCGCCATCGGCATAGAGCGCGATCGAGACATGGGGCTGATACTCGGGGAAATCCCAGCTCGCGCCCCGCTCCCGCATCTCCCTGTTGCGCTGGCTTAGATCCCAGCTCGCGAAATGGAGCACGACGGAGTCACCGAGCCGATCGACAGCGCGCGGGCCGCCCGGCGGAACGACGAACTGGCCGTTGGGGCCATCCCAGGCAGTGCCCATATCAAACCAGTTCACCGCACGCCGGCTATAGGTGACGGTGACGTGCAACTCGGACTGGTCGAGAGTGTGAGCAAAGCCCTGCCGCTTCGCCCAAGCGATCAGCTCATGACCATTGAGCAACGGCCGGTTGACATAGAGGGGGCGCGGGTCAGCGGCGGCGAAACTCGCCGGCTTCGAGGAGCGGAGATCATCCGGCGTCGAGGGAGGCTCCTCACCATCGTCTATGGCCGGCCCGCCGTTGTGGCCGATCTTCTTGGTGGGATCGGTCGGATCGACGGTGTTCGACCGCTCGTAGCCGTCGCCATAGGTGTCGCGGAAGCTCTCGTCGGTTCGCTCCCAGCCCAGGCCCTTCAACTCGGTGTCCGTCTCCGCCTGAGTTTTCAGATCCTTCTTCTTGTCGAGCAGGCGGACGAGCTGCGGCGCCTCGACGTCGGTGCCGAAATTATAGTCGGTCCACCACCGGGCCGGGCCGAGATTGAAGCTCTCGCACACCAGATCCGCGTCGCCGGTCACCACCTCCAGCTTGACGCCGGCATGGACCTCCGCCTGGCTGAGCGAGGAGCCGTCCGACGTCGTCATGGTCTGGCTGAGAACGACCTTGGCGATCGCCTCGTCGAAATAGCGGACCAGCTTCTCGAAATCCGCGGTACCGGACCGAGCGGCCTCGATCAGCTCGACCGCGACGCCATCCGGTATGATGAAGCCGGCGTCGGTTGAGATCGCCGCTAGAGCTGCTAGCAGCTTGTCGCGTTCTGCCTTCGGGGTCCCAGGCCGATAGGTGCCTTTCGCGGTCGGGCTGCCGAATTTGTCGAGGAAGGTATTCCAAAAGCCGATGCCGTTGCGCTTGAACAACGTCGGCCAATAGAGATCTTCGCAGAAGCCATGGCCATAGGTCTCGTCGTCATCGCTGGCGCCTGTGACCAGCGTCCAGAACTTGCGATCCTCCAGGATCTCGCCCTGCATGTTGCTAGTGGTGAGAAGGCGCAGCCGATCATTCTTGTCCCACCGGAAACGGCGGGCGTGGCGAACCTTGATATTCTCGAACTGCCAGAGGCCGTCGCGCGTTTCCCAGATGACCTCCGCCACCGAATAGCCATATGCCAGGGCATAGAGCATCTTGTCGGTGATGCGGTCGACGCCGATGCGTTCGAGATTGGCTTTCAGCAGCGTGGCTGCCTTGACCGAGCGCGGATCCTTCTTGTCGCCGGGGATGACGTCCCACTCGGCCGAGGTGACGGCCCGGCGCCGCTGCTGGAAGGTCGAGCGAACCTCGGGATCCCGCAAGACGCGCGCGTAGATGCCCCAGTCGATCGCCGACCAGAGCTTGGGATTGCGCGGCTGCTGCAGCTCCATCACCCACGGCCGGGTGATATCGCGACCGCTCCCGGTGGTGGCGATCTCGCCGATCGACGGCGTGGCCGCGGCTCGCTTCCGAGGTTTCGTCGCCATCAATAGTCTCCCATGTGGTGGCGTCGGCGGATGGTGCCGAAGCCGATGTCGGTCTGGTCAAAATCGGTCGCGGTGGGGCGCTGCTCGCCGGTCGATTCGACTTCGATCGGCACGGCGTTCTCGTCGGCAGCGGCGACCAGGTGCATGAGCGCGATCGCGACGTCGCCGTGGCGCTTGCCCTTGTCGCCGTCGGCCTTCGACTTGACGGATCGGTCCGGGATCTTGGGGACGCCGCGGACCAACTTGATCATGCGGAGATCGTCGAGAACGCCTTCGTCGCGCGGGATCAACATGGTGCGATCCTCGATCCGCGATTTCAGGCGCGGCATGTAGGCCAGATAGACATTGTCGTTGGCCTTCACCGCTTCGATGCGGCTGACGCCCCATTTCTGCTGCGCAAACTCGGCCAGCGCCGAGCCATTGCCGGCGGCGTCCATCTTACCGGCCGCGAACAACGGCAGCCGCGAGACGATCCAGTTGAGAACGAGCTCCTGCTCGCGGAATGGCACGTTCCGCATTTCGAGCACGAAGCGGCAGATCAGATTCAAGCGCTCGTCATATTGGCCGAACGCCATGGGCGAGACGTCGCCAGACCGTGCGAAGTCCTGGCCGAAATAGCTCGGTCGGTCGGGATCGAACCCGGCGAGAAGCGGCCGGACATAGGTCTCCAGCCATTCCTCGACATAGTCCGCCCGCGCTTCGTCGCTCCGGAGCTCGAAGCCCTCGGGACAGCGCAGTCGAAGCACCGGCAGATCGGGCGACATGGCCGCCTCGATCGTGGCGCGGGGCAGATAGGTGCCCGATCCGCGCGCCGGGATCACGTCCAGCTCCTCGGCCGCCCCTTCGCCGTAGCGTTTGCGGAGCGAGCGCTCCCACTCGGCTTCGAGCTCGGGCGTCCATGTCTGGCCCGTGCGAAGGCAGATGCGCTTGAACAGCCCCTGCAGAAGCGCGTCGGCCAAGGTCAGGCGCATGACCTTGCCTTCGAGTTTGCCCGACCGGACATCCTCGATCGTGGTGTTGAAGGCGTTGTCGGCGCCATCGTGCGTCGAAATGACGACGACGCTGCCACCCCACATGGTCAGCGCCATCGCGGCCTTCAGCAGCTCCTCGAATCCGTCGTGGAAGGCCGCTTCGTCGATGATGACCTTGCCCTGCATGCCGCGTAGCGAGCGCGGCTTCGAGGACAGCGCGACGATCGCCTTGCCGGACGGGAAGTCGATCCGTAGGGCCTTGATGCCCGCTTCCGAGCCATCGTCGAACAGGATCTCGGAGGGTTGCGAAGCAATCTCGTCGAACGCCTTGGCGAACTCACCGCAATAGCCGATGAACTCGCGCGTCATGTCGAGGTTGTAGGCGATGTAATAAACGTTCTGCGGGTTGACCGCGGGCGAAGCGGTCAGCACCGCATCGGCGGCGAAGGCATAGCTGATGCCGGTCCGCCGGCTCTTCTCGATCAGCAGGAACGGCGTCGTATGGCTGAGCTCGATCGCCTCGACCTGATAGGTGAGAAGAACAGCCGGGACGTCGTCGGCGACCGCCTGGCTAAGAGCGATCGCCGCCTGTGAGGGATGATGGAGCGAGCTGGGCGAGGCCGTCATCCGTAGATGTCCTTTGCTGCGCTCTCGGCGAGCAGCCCGACCAGCGCGATCGCGGCGGGCGCGTCGACGGCCTTGGTCGCCACGAACGCGACGGCGATCGACGAACAGGTGGCCGCGCCTATGGACAGCGTATCGCCATCGTCTCCGCCGAGATCCGCGACGCGGGTGGCGACAAGCGCGATGATCTCCTCGCCCAGAGCGGCCATGGCCGCGGCGCGTTCCTGTTCGCTCAGCATCGTGGCCGCCTCCGCCGGATCGGCTCGGCCTGGCTCTGCCGGATCTCGCCGGCCGCGATCTTCTGGAGGAAGGCGGCGACCAGTTCGGCGCCGCTGGTTCCGTCATAGCTGATGACGTCCAGATCGGGCCGGCGGAGATGGCCGGGGCAATAATGGTCGGAGAAGCGGATCCGCCATTTGACGCCGCGCTGATCGTGGAACTGAAGATAGCGCGACGGCGATCGCCGAACGCGGCTCGCTATCAGTGCAATGCCGCTGAAACCCAGTTTCAAGGCATCGTCATGAGCCCGCATGGCGAGCTCTGTCAGCCCGCCTGGGCGAAGCGGCGGCTTCCCGACGACGAGCCGGTGGCCCTTCATGCCGCGACCCTTTCGGCAGGACCGCAGATCCAGCGGGTCGCGGTCGGCCCGCGATAGCCGATCTCCCAAACGACCCAGCAATAGTCGATCGTGCCGCCCTTGAAGGCGCGATCGCCCAGTTCCTCGATCTTGTTGCCAGGGGGCATCGAAGGTCGGGTCGAAAAGACGAGCACTTCCCTGGGCGGAAACTCGACGAACAGATCGAAGCGAACCTGCGTAGCGAGCCATTTGAGCGGCACCAGGGCAGCGACGATGCGATGGGGGCCAGACGCGTTCGCCGCTAGCTCGAGTGCGCGCCGCACGAACGCCTCCGCGATGCGGGGGCGATAGCTATAGGGCGGATTGAAGACGAGGTTGTTCACGCCCTCGAAGAGCGTGGCGTCGGCCAGGAAGTCAGCTACGCCATCGAGATGGATGTAGCCGCGATCGTGGAGATCGGCGGCGATGGTCTCATGGCCGCGCGCTCGCGCCGCAGTCGGGATAGTGCCCCGACCACAACACGGATCGCCGATGGCCCCCTGCAGGGAGACATGGTCGAACAGGGCCTCCGCTGCCCAGCTCGGTTCCACATACCAGTCGAACGGATGCCGATCCTTGCGAGGGCCTACCGAACGTCTTTTTCGCCGCCGGGTCACGACGAAAGGCCCAGGATACCCATGCGGATCTTGCGCAGCGTTTCTTCGCTGGCGCCCGCGGCGCGCCCGGCGTGGTCCGCCGCCTCGGCCGCCTCGCGTTTCGCTCGCTTGGCTTCCTCCTCGCGGATCTTGTGCTCGCGGTCGATGTCGACCTTGGACGCCGAGGTGACGTCCTTCACGGCGCGCGCCAGGTCGGCGAGCGATTTGGTGCTGAGCGCCTCGCCGTCGCTATCGCCGTCCGCGATCGCGGCGGGCATCACGGCGCTGGTGATGAGCGTGGTCACGAGCTGGATCAGCAATCGGCCCTGCTGATCGTCGGCCGAGCCGAACTCACTGGCGAACGACCGGGCCACCGCCTGCATGTCGCGCTGGCGCGCGGCCAGCGCGGAATATTGCTTGGCGTAGCGGCCGACCGCGCTGCGCGATACGTCCGAACCTATGGCGCGGAGAGCCTCGACGATCTCATCGAGCGTACAGCCACGCTTCAGCGCGTCGTCGACGGCCTCACGGACGCGGGGGTCTTTCTCGACCGAGCTGCGGCGCGCCATATCAATCGTCGGCCCGGAAGCGGCTGACACCTTCCACCACCAGGCGACCATCGGAGACGTCCCGGCCGTCCGAGTTGATGCGCGCGGCGATGAACATGCCGAGTTGCTCGCTTATCAGGAGCCCCTTCTCGGCGAGCCAGGCGATCTGCTCCGCCACATCGCGCCGGGCGACACGATGGCCGAGCTGGTTGAGGTTCATCGCCAGGACCTGGTCGTTGTGCTCTCCGCCCACATCGTTGAGCAGATCGAGGATGGCGCGCCGAATGATCGGCGCAATAATGTCGTTCATCAGCCCGCGAGCCCCCGTTCGATCAAGGTGTGGAGATAATTGTCGATGGTGCGGAGCTGTTGGCCGACCCCGTCCATCTTGCCTTCCATGCCGGACATGCGTTCGCCGAGTTTGGCGATGTCCTCCTGCAGCTCGATGCGGGTGGGAGCCGCTACGCAGATCTCCTCCACCCTCTTAAGACGGCCTTCCTTGTCGCCATCCTCGCGTTCGAGCTTGTCGACCCGCTGCTTGAGCTTCTCGAAGGCGCTGACGGACGGGAAGCGCATGGCGAGGCCGAGATAGAGGCCGCTGCCAATGGCCCCGACGACGACGACGAGGATCGGCCAGATCGCGCGGATCCAGTCGGCCCATCCGATTGCCACGCCCTGCGACGCGTCGGCCGGTTCGGCCCAGGCATAGTCGAGCCCGGCCATGCCAGCGATCAGCACCGCGACCGCGATCGCGAAGGAAGCCAGCGACTTCACTTGCGCTTCGCCGAGACGGTGATCTCCTCGACGATCGAGACGTCGAACCTCAGCTTGCCTGCGGCTTCCGCCAGCGCGGCCATATCCTTGTCGAGAAGGCGGATGCAGCCATGGGTGACCTTGTAAACATCGTCACCCCGGCCGCCGTGGATGCCGAGCCCGGTCCGGCCGGCATTCTCCGCCTCCTGGGCCTGTCCCGATACCGGGTCCAGCCCGATCCACAGCGAGCCGATGCCGGCGATCGGCTTGGCAAGCCGCGTTACGAATGTCGTCGCATAACCACCGGTCGGCGTGTTGCCGCGAAACTTGACGGGGTCGCGGCTCGGATTGTCGGCATGGCCCGCCGAACGCCCGAAGCAAGCGCAGCTAAAGATGGGGTGCGGTTCACCGTGGGCATCAGGCCCGCAGAGCGTGAGCAGGCCGAGCTTGGTGCGATCTTTGGGAAGCGAGATTACGAGATGCCCGATGGTCATGATGTCCCCCGATATTGAGGGGCAACACTGCCGTTTGGGGCCGGGCGCGCCGAGCGTCCGCCAGCGGACGCCCTACGGTAAGATCGGCTTCATTCCTCGGGGAACATGTCCAGTTGCCGACTATCAACCGAGCGGGTCGGCGTGAACGGCACGGCGTCGGTGCCTTCGTCCGAATTGTTCACCAGTTCCGACAAATATGACCGTGACGTGCGCAACATGCGCGCCGCCTTCGCGATCGGCAAGGCACGGCGGCGAGCGGCGGCGATAATGGCTGCTCGCCGGGCCCGCCGCAATGCAAAACGCGCGAGCGGTATCTGCAACCGGCAGCACTTGTACATGTAGCTCATCTTCGCCGCCGCATCGTCGCCGATCAGATCCTTGAAGCGGCTCAATGCTGGATCAGCCGGCACATATACTTGCTGACCGCCGAACGTCTCCACGATCAGCATCGCCTTATAGGGGCCGATAAGGTTGGCCCATTCCACCATCTGCTCGGTCCAGCCTGGGCCGGGGACCACGTCCTCGGGGATCGGAAGATCCGCGTGGTCGTCAAGATGATGCGCGCCCATCAGTCGGTGGTCCGGCCCAGATGGCGGCGCAATTGCCGGCCGAGGCCGCGGATGGCGGTATCGAGCTCGCGGGCGGTCCAATGATAATGGTTCAATCCCAAGCCATGGGCGCTCGCAAGATAAGGCCAGGGACAGAGGCCATAGACTAGCCCCGCCTCGCGTAGCTTCGCCCAGAGCGTCTCGACGACGGCCAGTCGGTCGGCGATCGGCCGATTGACCTGATCGCCGTGGATGCGCGCCATGTCGGCGATCCAGCTATCGTCGGGCCATCGCACCCCGCCGCGCGTGGCCCAGGACTTCAGGGCTTCGATGATCGAAGGGGCGTGATGATGATCGACGAAGCGAAGAGCCGCGAGGCCGGTCTGCCGGCGGGTGAAGCGGTCCAGCGCCTGGTCGTTCGGTTCGATATCCTCGCCGATCCAATAGAGGGTCCACCATAGCGCCCGGATCTTGCCGACATGGGAGCGGTGGCCCATCGGCGCCTTCTGGTCGCGATTGAGCCGGTCCAGCACTTTCCCGATCTCGGCGAGCGTCATGTTCGCCATCGAGTCCTTGCCGGTCAGCTCAAGCTGGATAGCCCGGCGGTCGTCATCGTGGAGCTGCAGGCGATTGGCGGCCGCGCGGACGGCGCCGATCAGCTTCTTCCGGCTATCGGATCGTCCGGCCGACGTGCGGATCTGACGCCGGGCGAGATCGGCGAAGGATTTAGCCATGGTGGGGCAGTCCTTCTTCGATCGCGTGGATGAGCTGCTGGACCGGCGACCAGCCCTGGCGCCGGGCCTCGACGAGGATGCGCTTCCACAATTCCGGCCACTGGCCCCGAATGAGCGCGACCAAGTCGGACGGGGTAGTGAGCATTTCGGATTGCAGAATCTCGACCGCGGAGACGGCGGCGATCGGATGATGAACTCCTCCAATTTTTCGCGCGCTGCGGCGCCGATCCGCGGCGGCAGATGCATCGGCCCGCGTCCGTTCAACCAGTGAATTCGTATCCGTAACGGATGGATATGCCATATGCTCAGCCATGGCTCACCATCCGGTCATGGGCGGCCATATTGCTGGTGAAATTGGCGAGCGTGTACCGGATCAGCTCGATCGGATCGAAACCGGCCGCGATGGACAAGAACGATCGCGGGACGAGGTCGAGCGTGATGCCAAGGGCTTCGCTGGCCTTCTGTGCCCCTACGAGCATGTTCAGGACGTCGGGGCGGTGGATCTTGCGACAATTGCCGTCGTCATCGAGCCAGTGCCGCTGCTCGGCCGCTTCGAGGATGCCGATCAGCAACAGCCGCTGTGCGGTGCGACGCTGAGCTTCGCTGAGCTCGATACGGAAGAAGGCGGTCATGCATCGCCTCCCTCGGTCACGGCCGCCCAGGCGGCATTCACCACTTTTATGGCGGCGTCGGTCCGGTTGAGACCCTGCTCGCCCATCATCATGAAAATGTCGCGTTTCCAGTCCGCTTGGGGACGGGATCGAAGCATATCGATCATCGACCACAGGACGAAACTATCGCCAGCCTCGGCGATCGCGGGAAAGACACCGGGGAAAATGCTGGCGCCATAGCGCAGAGGCTCCTCGGGCCAGGCTTTGCGTAGGGACGTCAGCGCAAGCCGAGTGATCCGGTCACCGTGGAGGCGATGGCATGTCAGAATCGCATTGATGCAGACGAGTTGCCCGGCCTTCCACGAGTCAGCGTTGGATCCGGATGCAAGGGTGACGTCGGCTTCCCGTAAGATCTGATCAACGACCAGGGCGTTGGGGTCGTCGGCTGCAACGGCCGCTCGGAAAATCTGGACCGGCGTAAGTGGCTGTCGCGCCGTGTTGATAGCGACAAAAGCCTTGGCCTCGGCAGCCGGATCGGCATGCGACGTAATGACACAAGGTAGCTGGTTGATATCACCGCGCAGGGTAGCGGCTTCGAGACGGTGCTGCCCATCTATCACATAGAGCTCGCCATCGGGCCGCCGCGCCACGACGAGAGGCTGGTAAAGGCCCCAGTCCCATTCCTGGGCGATCTTTCGGATCAGCTTTTGGCTGGCGGTGGTCATAACCGACCGCTGATAGAGCGGGTCGATGCGGAGCATTCCCGGCGGGCAGAACTGCAAAACGGGCATGGTTCCGCGCTGGGCGGGAAGCGAGCCGCTCATTGCAGCACCCATTCGATGATCGTGGCAGCGCCGACGCCGAAGATGGCGAAGAAGATGACGGAGGCGAGGATCGAAGCGAACAGCCAGAGCTCGCCGCCGCCGCGGCCGTCGCCAACGACGGGCATCGCGCGCAGCTCAGGGGTTTCACACTGCCGGCGTTCCGGCAGGCGCAGTTCTCGTTTCATTGCACTTGCTCCTTGGTTTCAGACGGGGTGAAAGCTGCGAGCAGCGCATCGCTGAGCTCGCGGAATGGGGGATGATCGCGACGGAGGCCCTCGGCGACGCGGAGACCGTGGAAGATCGTGGCGTGATCACGGTGTCCGAGGACCCGGCCGAGCAGGCTGAGCGACGAGCCGAAGGCGCGCCGTGCGGCCCAGGCCACGGCCCAGCGAGCCCGGACGATCTCGACCTGGCGGCGGGGCCCTTTGATCATGACCGGCGTGATGTCGGTCCGAGCTGCAACCCAGTGGATCATCCGCTCGATGCGAAGGGCAAACGGCACGTTGCTCAGATCGACCGCAGCCGGTCGACCGCAGCACGGGCAACGATCCACCGTCACCGACAGGCTCCCGCCGGGATGACGATCTCGGCCGCGATCGGCAGCTTCGCCGGATCGACCTGGGGAATGCCGGCGATGCGGAAGTCGCAGGCCGGGCAGAGATCCTGCCAGCCCCGGCCGTTGACGAATACGCTCGCGGCGAAGCGGGTGGGATAGCGGCAGCCGACGCATATCGTCGGGGCAGGGAGGACGCGCTTCATACCCGCGCCCTCGCTTCCATATCGGCTTTCGCCAGCGCCATGGTCACGGCCCTGGTCCAGCTATCGATAACGAGCTTGATCCCCGAGGTGCTCTGACCGGCGATTCCGTCGCAACGCAAAATATCGGTGCCGCCGATATAGCGGAGGGTCGCCCCCCAAATGTCGCACATGCGCTGCGCGATTTCCTTGTCCTCGACGCCCGCGCGCCGCCATGCGGCAACCTGGTCGTAGTGCTCGATCAGGCGAGCCTTCTTCTCCGGCTTCATGCCAGAGACTCCTCGCCGTCGGCCGCCTCGACCTGTTCGGTCGCGGGCTCCTTCGGCGGAATGCGGTCGACGAAGAATTCCTCGCGCTGCCTCCGCGCGAAGCCGAGCTTCGCGAGCTGCGCAGCGATGGGATCGTCGCCGGTAAGGGCTTTCAGCAGACCTTGCTTGTCGAGGGTGGTCTTGACGCGGAGATAGGCGTCCAGATCCGCCTTGGAGAGCAGGCCGACCGCGTTCTGTTCGTTGCCGGGATAGCCGAGCTTCGGCGTGGACGTGCGGATGCCGAGCAGGCAACCGGCCAGCTCGATCGACTTGCGCTTGCCTTCGGTCAGGGTGTCGCCGGCAACCGCCCACCAGGGGCGAAGGCGGAGGACGATCTGCTTCAGCGACTCCTGCATCGGCGCAGCCATCTTGTCGGCCGTGGCGTCGATCTGGGCCTTCGCGGTGGCGCGATCGACCTCAATCTGGTCGAGCTCGCTCGATATCGCGGCGTAGGTGGCGAGGAGGATGATCGCCTCCTCCAGCGTCTGTGGCGCCTGCAGCGCCGGGGACTTGCGGCGGGTCATAGATGCACTCCCATGAAAAAGCGGATGAGCTGGATGACAAAGATCGTGACGGTCAGGCCGGCGACGCCGAGCCCGAAGCGGCCCGTCAGGCGGTCGAGAGCGGCGTGATCGGTGGGCGACAGCCGCTCCCCGCGCAGCCAGGACAGGACCAGGGCGCGCATCAATGCTCGCTCCGGTCGGTGTTGTTCGGGCAGGTCGGGCAATTCTTCGCCCAGAGCCGATGGACGAGATTGACGGCCGGTGCCTTGCGGCGACGGTTGGTGCGACAACCGGCCAGGGGAATGGGGCCTGCGACGGGGCAGTCGACAGTGTCGCTGCCATAGGTGGCGCGGACCAGGCTGGCGGCCTCGGCCATGTCGCCGGTGTAGGTGTTGTTGATCAGCCGGCTGACATAGGCGCTCGACTTGCCCAGCTTGGCGGCTACTTCGCGCTGGCTGGTCTGTTCACAGGCTCCGGCGAGCAGCCGAACCCATTCCGGCAGCGGCTTTCCCCAGCCTGCCTCGGCGCGCGTGAAGTTCGATTCTGAATTGAAGGCCATTATGCAACGCTTTCCCGACCTTCAGCCGGTCGCAGGGTGGCTGCCGAGACCTTGCGGCGACGCACTTCGCGCCGCGGCGGGGTCGGCCAGCTCCGGCCGGTGTTGGGGTCGAACAATGAGGTTTCACGGAAGACCGGCGCTTTCGGGCCGCTGTTGCGGACGAGCCGGTATGTGGTCAGTTCGCCCGACTGACCGTTGCCATTCGTGGCCACGGTGACATGGCCGGCACGGGCGAGCTGGCGGATATAGTCGGCCGCCGTCGTGGGGTGAGCAGAGGTAGCGGCCGCGATGCCGGGAGCATCGAAGCACCCATCTGCCTTCCGGATGGCGGACCAGAGGCGTTGCCGGGTCGAATCCGCGCGCGACATCATGGTCGGCCTGGGGTTCGGATCGATGACGGCGCCGCGGCTCACATAGGGAGCGCGCGGGCCTTCGTTGCGCATGACCCGATAGGTCCGCGGTGCGGCGCGATCGCGAACGCCGCCATCCTGCATCGCAAGATGGCCGCTGCGTAGGAGCAACCCGACATAGGCGGTGGCGGCCGCCTCCGTCGTCGACGCCGCGAACGCGAGCGTAACCACGTCGAACTGGCGCAACACGCGGGCGGCCGACCAGAGGCGCTGACGGGGCGGAGCGACCGTGCCCATCAATGGCTCGTGTGGTGATGGTGGATGACGGTCGGAGCGCCATTGAGCATGGGACGGTTGCCCCAGCTCTTCAGGTCGATCGCGGTGGTACCCAGTTCGTCGACCGCGACGGTGTTGGCCCGCTGGAGATTGATGATGATGCGCCGGGTGATGCCCTTGCAGCGCTCGGTGAAAAAATCGACCAGGTCATCGGCGACGTGAACGCGCTTGCAATAGACATCGCGGAGCAGGCGGCCGTCCTCGACCGAGGCCGGCAGCGCCTGGTTGATCGCGATCAGGCGGTTGTCGAACCGCTCCCATTCCTTGAGCTTGCCGGGGAGCTTCTCCTCGCCGATCATCATCACCGGGATGTCGGTCGCATCATAAATATCGCGGATGATCTCGACGGCCTGGTTGCGCGCGAGATGGTCCATCTCGTCGATAAGCAGCGGCCTCGGCATGGCCTGTAGCTGCTCGATGATCTGATCCATCAGCCGTGTGGCCGTGCGCTCCAGGCTCGCAATGCCGATCTCTGTCGCGAGGGCTTCCAGGAATGCGCGGCGCGTCCAGACCGATCGAGCAAGGATATAGGCGGCGCCGGTCCGCGCGGTGACATAGGCGGCGCCGACCGTCTTCCCGACCCCGGATTTGCCGAAGAACACGCACATCCGTGGCGCGCCATCCTCGGCGTGGATGGCGGCGTTCATCGTGTCCAGGGCGCGGGCCATGTTGCTCAGCGCGGCCCAACTGCCGATCGTGGCGGACGGACGGGTCAGATTCGTTTCGGTCATGATTACCTCCTGTGCGGCAAGGTGAAGTTGACGATGCGGCCGGTGCCGAAGCCGCTCTCTTCGCGGGCCTTGAAGCCGGCGTAGGCAGGGCCTCGGGCGAAGGCTTCGGCCCAGGCGAGCTCGTCGGCCGGCACGTCGTGGCCGTCCGCAGCCAAGGCCAGCAGCCGGTCGGCGCGGGCGACGCGCGAGGCGACGACATTGGGATCGATGGGTTGCGGCAGCGGCGTCGGCTCGGCGAGGCTGTCGAGGACGGGCGTGGAGCGTTCGGCGGTCGGCCGCGGCAGGACGGTGAGCTTGCCGGCGGCTTCGGCATCGCGACGCAACAGCGCATCGCGGGCATCCTCGAACCGGAAGCGGCTTTGCTTCTGGCGGAGCTCGGCGCGGGCCTTGTTCATGAACGCGGCCTGGTTGCGCCGCGCCTCAATCGCGAACGCCTCCTCCGAGAGGCCGGACCGCTCGGCATTAAGCGCCTTGCAGATGAACTGGCCGGTCTCGTCAAAGATGAAGAGCTCGCCGAGCTCGTCCTCGTCCCGGCGAACCGATACCGGCCGGCCGACATAGGCGGCGAGTTCCGGTGCCCAATAGCGTCCGCGCTTCCATTGGACGCCGCGCTTGCCGACCACCATTGCTCCGACGAAGGCGGAGAGCGCGATCAACAGGCGATCGCGGCCGGGCGAGCCGGCCGGCGTCGCAGTGCAGCTCCGCCATTTCTCCATCGGCGACATGCCGATCGAGCCGTGGCGGCGCAGGTGATAGACGCCGTCGACCCAGGCATCGAGAATGGCCTGGAGCTGCTCGGGCTCCATTTCGGGCACGATGACGGCCCGGCCGGTTTCCTTCTTGGCCCGGCCGCGCAGCCGCTGGGCGTCGGCGACGTTGTGACCGGCGTAGCCCGCGAGCAGCTCGGCGCGTTCGCGCGTGAAGGTGCCGAACACACGCTCGACGAACGGTTTCTTCTCGGGGCTACCGGGCGGGCAGAGGTGGTGCTCGATGCCCAGCGCTTCGAGCGCGGAGACGATCGACTTGTTGATGTAGCCGGAGCCGTTATCGGTCGCGACGGCCTCGGGCATCACGCCCCATGCTTCGATCGTCTCGATCAGCAGCCGGCGCACCGATTGGCCGGATTCCGATGGAGCGATCATGAACCGGACGCGGCGCGAATATCGGTCGATGAGGCCCAGGACCATTATTCGGCCGCCCTTGGTCATGACATCGGCCTTGGTGGTGTCGAGCTCCCAGACCTGATGAGCGCGGGTGACGCTGGCATCGGCGCGGCCGAGCGCCAGGCGGTATTTGCCCTTGAACAGGTCGGGATCGCGGGTGCTGGCGAGCAGCGCCGGATTGCGGGCTTCATAGTCCTTGATGAAGCGCTGCAACGTGCGATCGGACGGCAGTTCGATGTAGCGGGTTTCCAGCAGTTCCCGCACCCGAGGCGCGGCGATCTTCTGCCTTGCGAGGATGGCCTCGACGGCCTCCGCCACTTCCGGATTCTTTGTCCAGAAGTCGGAGCCCTTCGGTCGGCCGACGCTGCGGCGGATGTCATTGCTGACGACGAGATCCCGGACAGGTTTGCGCGTCTCGAGCCGCGCCTCGATCGCCGCGCGCATCGCTGCCGGAAGATCGTCGATGGCATAGAGCCTGCCACGGCCCCGGCCACCGACCTGGGCGGGCTCGATCTCGCTCTTTTTCAGATAGGCATTGATGCCGCGCTTCGTGGCGGAAAAACCGGGCAGCTCCAGGGCTGCGAGTTCCGAGGCGGTCATCAGTTGGAGAGTTTCGGCCCGCCGCGCCATGTCAGGCACTCCGCGCAGGCTGAGCGACGTCGGTCGCCGGCTTCCACGGCTTTCCGCGCGCGGGAGCATAGTTCTCGGCCGGCTGCGGGGAGCGCCGGGTGCCATCAGCATTATATCGCGATGGCCAAATCTGATGGGCCGGCCGATTCAGGGCTTCGGCGATCGCCAGCTCGACCAGGGCATGAGGGCGGCGGATCGCCGCAGCAACGGCGTCGCGACGCAGGCCGCGTTCATCCTCGAAACGTTGCAGGCTTCCGAACTTCTTGCGAAGCTCTGCCTTGAGGTCTTCGGGGTGCGAATCGCGGAGAGGTGTCATTTCTGTCCGTTTGGATGGAAAAGAATTACTTGTGCAGCTTCCTGCACATGTAATTTCTTTCCAGTCAAGCGGTAATTTGTGTTGGGAGTTCCCGAGCCGTGGATGACGAGGATGTCGCAATCGGAAAAAGATTGCGGAAAGTTATTACGGCTGCGGGGCTAAAGCACAGCCAGGCCGCCGCGATCGCGGACGTCACGGAGAAGACGCTCTCACGCTGGTTGAGCGGCGTAGGCAGCGCCGACGCGAAAGGGCTGGCCCGAATCGCGGACCATACCGGCGCGAGCATGGACTATCTCGTCCGTGGGATCGGTGCGGAGTCCGGCGACTGGGAAACGCACGAACCCGATGTGCCAGCGGGATCGGTGCGGGTGCCGATCTATCCGATGTCCGTCGGAGCCGGCGGCGGTCGTGCCGTTCTCGAAGCCGAACCTGATCGCTATGTCGTCTGGCCCGAGGATCTTCTCCGAGCCTACGGCCGGCCGGAAGATTTGAAGCTGTTCCCGATCATTGGGGATTCGATGATGCCCGAACTCCACGACGGAGGGCTCGTGCTGATCAACGAAGGCGAGCGGCAGCCGCGGGACGGGATCGTGATGGCCCGCCTGGGAGACGATCTCCTCATCAAGCGGATGCGGCTGCTGGGTGGTGGCCGTGCCGAGCTGGTATCGATCAATCCGGCCTATCCGCCGATTCCGGTCAACCTGGTCCACGACGATTTCGCGATCATCGGCAAGGCCGCCCTGGGATTTAAGGGCTTGTGATGAAGCGCTGCCTGTCATGTGCGCTTGTCCTGGCGTCGATCGGACCCGCGGCGGCCCAGGGGCGGAGCGAGCGGATCGCCGACCAATATGCTCGGGCCAAGTATGAGGCCGAGTTGAAGCGTTCCGGCTTCGAGTTGTCCATCCCGATCGCGGCCGACGATCCTGTGGCGGCGACGGCGGTCCGCTATGCCGACGTGGTCGGCGACAAGACGGCTCGGCTTCGTGGCGAGTATCCTCGGTTCGGGATGGTCACGGAGGCTTCGTCCGGCGATACGATCTTCACCAGCTTCCTCTACGATGTCCGGATCGGCGCGGTGACCGTCGCCGACCTGAAGTTGCAAGTCGGCGATGAGAGCTTCGATCTTCCCAGCGGCGGGCGCCTGCGGACGCTGCTGGCGATCGACGGACGGCGTCCCGTGACCTTTTGCGAGGAAGATGGCAGCGCCTATGCCCGGTCCGGCAAGCGCGGATCCGTTTGTCTCGTCGACCAGGATTTCGATTATCGGTTCGACATAGCCCTTGGGGCTGCAGGCGGAAAGGATCGGCCCCTTCCGACGCCGCTCGCCTATCGGCTGCAGCCTCGCACCATCAAGGCTGTCCGCTTCCGCTCGGAGCTCGTCTTCCTCGGCGTGGCCGGGGGCATCCTTCGTGTCGGTTATCGGGAATATGTCAACGAGCTGGCGCGGCCGGCATTCAGCACCGAACTGACCTACGACATGTCCAAGTCGGGGCCGACGACATTCCGGTATAGGACGGTGCAGGTGACGGTGTTCGAGGCGTCGAACAATGGCATCCGGTACCGGGTCGATCCGATCTAGCCGAAATTCGCCTGGGGGCCGCGGAGAGGGCTTCCGCTGCCCCTTTGCTCGCAGAAAGTCGGGAATGGCGCTGGGAAGGCTTCCCAGTGGCTTTGGTGGCGCGATCCGAGCAGCCTCAGGCTGTGAGCTGTCGTGGCGCATCCTGCCCGGTCACTCCGCGGTTGAGATCCGCGGCCTCACCGTGATCAAATCCACGCCAATAATCGCGGTTGCTTGCAGCGCCTTTGGCCGAGCTCGCGCGCGCCTCGATCTTCACCAAGCCAGGGACGTGCAGGGCGAGCCAGTGGGTAATCGCGTCGTCTTCGGCCACCTCGGGGGCGATCGCCGCGATCTTGCGGTAAACCGCAGATGTCCATCCCTCGCAGAATATGTCTGCCCGCGCACGCTTGATGCCGGGTCGGCATCGGCGCAGTTGCTTGGCGATGTAGGTCTTCCTGGCGGCTAGAAGCTGGCGGCGAAGAACGGAGAAGGCGTAAGCCGCAATCTCCGGTGCAGCCAGCCTCCCGACGAAGGCGATGTCACCGGTCTCGTCGAGATACTTGATGCAGCCAATTGCGCGGGCGACGGCGGCTGAAAGTATGTTTTCCCATTTGGGCGGTCGCTGGCAGCGAGACGCGCGTGTCGTGTGCTGCTCAACTTCGATCGAGCTAATATCAATATCGTGCTCTGCTGCCATTTTCGCCGCCATCGCCAAGGCTGCTGCGGCTTCATGTTCGTTGGCGCTCTTGGAAAGCGCCAAGCACTTTCGAATCTTAGCGATCAGTTCTTCCCGGTTCATTTTATGCTTCCTGCAAATTCCCAGGCGACGATGTCCCAGTCGCTTTCGAAGGGGGCTCTCTTCCAGCGCTCCCATCGGCGGCTTTCCGCCTTCACCGGCCCGGCGCCGATGCCGTTGCGATAGCGGACCTTGACCTGGCTGCCTGGTTCGGCGGGGCAAGGTCCGCCATCGTGCGGCTTCATCGTCGAGCCGTGGCTAGGCGGCGATGTGCGTGGCGGCATTGGCCGGGCGCCCGTGGGCGGGGCTGGCCAGGGCCAGGGCCAGGGCGATCGCCGCGAACAGGTACCTCATCGGTCGGTCTGGCGCGCAGCCAGTGCCGCGTCGAGCTGCTCGCCGACCCGAATGGTTTCGGCATGGGTGCGGGCGAGCATGGCTTCCAACACGACGAGATCGTCGGTTGCGAAAGCGCCCTTGGCCCGGTCGATCGCCTGCACCGCCTCGGACACGGCCTGGGTGGCCTGGCTGGTCAGGGTGGCGGCGCGCAGCACGGCTTCCGCGAGTTCGAGGAACGACATGCTCATTGTCCGCCCTCCGTCAGCAGCCGGAGAAGTTCGGCCGTCGCCGCGCCGATCGCGTCGGCCAGATCGATGCGACGCTCGACCGAGCTCGAATTGTAGGCGGTGCTGAGCTGGTCGACGATGATCCCGTTGAGCTCGCGGATCTTATCGACCGTCTTGCCCTTGACCGCACCGCTGTCGACCAGGACCAGGACCAGGCGCGCGGCCGACTGGTAGGCCGTCTCGGTCGCGATCAGGCACTGCATGCTCGCCGCCCGCGCCTTGTCCGGCGCGGCCGACAGGCCGACGCGGGCGGTCGTGCATAACTCCAGCGCGGTCGGCGTCGCGATCGAGCCGGCCGAGTTGATCGCCTGCGGACCGCAGCCGGCGAGCATCGGCGCGACGACGAAAAGCGCGACGATAGCGCCGAACAAGTTCGACAATCGTTTCATTGAAAAGCTCCCATGACATCAGCCGGTTGCATCCCGGCGGGCGATCGTCATGCTGGAGGACGAATCACGCGGAGGTGAGCGTCCGCCAGCGGACGCTCACCGGCGATCGCGCTTCCCCCTATCGATGGCGTCATGAGCAAGACGCCACGCATCGAGATCTTCCGGCCCGGCACCTTCGTGAGTGCAGAGGGGACCGAGGTCAGCTTCTCGGCCTCGTACCTTCAGCAGATCGCGAACGGCTACGATCCGGCGCTATTCGATGCGCCGCTCGTCGTCGGCCATCCGAAGATGAATGCGCCGGCCTATGGCTGGGTGTCGGCCCTCGCGATGGACGGCGACGTCCTGGTCGCCGACCCGAAGGATGTCGACGCCAGCTTCGCCGAGCTCGTCAATGCCAGGCGCTACAAGAAGGTCTCGGCGCAGTTCTATCCGCCCGACCATCCGGAGAATCCGACGCCGGGCGTCCACTACCTCAAGCATATCGGCTTTCTCGGGGCCCAGGCGCCCGCCGTGAAGGGGCTTCGCGAAGTCTCCTTCTCCGAGGCCCAGCAGGCCGGCTGCGTCACTCTCGACACCATCGACCAGGAGAACAAGATGACGGGCATCACCCCCGAGCAGGAAAAGGACAAGCTGGCGTCGTTCGCCGAGCGCGAAAAGACGCTGGAAGAGCGGGAGCGCGCCGCGGACGAGCGCGATGCGAAGGCGGCGGCGGCCGCGAAGGCCGCCCTCCACGCGTCGAACGTGTCGTTCGCCGAAGCCCAGGTCGGAGCCGGCCTGCTCCTGCCTGCCGGCAAGGATCTGGTGATCGGCATCATGGACCAGCTCGGCAGCGTCGATGTCGTCTCGTTCGGCGAGGGCGACGGCAAGGCCGAGCTCACCCCGAACGCCGCGTTCCGCAAGCTGTTCGACCAGGCCGCGCCGATGATCTCGTTCGGCGAGAAGGCCAAGGCATCGGACAAGCCCACGCCGCTCGACGCCGACCAGCTCGCCAAGGCGGCGCAGTCCTTCATGGAGAAGGAGCACTCGGCCGGCCGGATGATCACGATCGCCGCGGCCGTGCGCCACGTCGAGAAGAACGGCGCCTGATCGGCGCCACCTCCCCAACGTCAGAAACGGAGCATCGCATGACTGGCATGTCGGCCCAGGGCACCAAGAATTTCAAAGCGGGCGGCGCGGTCGGCGCCCGGCTGTTCATCAAGTTCGGTTCGGCGGACGATACCGTCGTCCAGGCCGCCGCGGCGACCGATCTCATCATCGGCGTCTCCACCGATATCGATGCCGATACCGGCCAGCCGGTCGACGTCCATACCGATGGCATTCGCGAGGTCGTTTACGGCGGCAATGTCGGGCGCGGCAAAAAGGTGACGTCGGATGCAGACGGCAAGGCCGTCGAGGCCGCGCCGGCCTCGGGCGCCAATAGCCAGATCGGCGGGATCGCCATGGTCAGCGGCGTCGCCGGTGACATCGGCCTCGTGAAGCTCGCCCCCAGCGTCATGCAGGGCGTCTGATCGGCGCCGCGCTTCCTTCCTCTTAATCGTCCACAGGAGACCGCAAGTGTCGCTTTCCCCATTTCCCATTGACCCGGCGCTTTCCGCGATCGCGGTCGCTTACAAGAATGCCGACTATATCGCTGATCTGGTCCTGCCGCGCATCCGCGTGAACAAGCAGGAATTCAAGTTCATGCAGTACGCCTCGGACACCTTTTTCAACATCCCGGACACCCGTGTCGGACGCAAGTCGAAGCCGAACGAGGTCGACCTGAAGGGCGAAGAGGTGACCGATTCCACTGACGATAACGGCCTCGACGGCGGCGTTCCGATCGCCGACATGGAGAATGCCGACGAGCGCTACGATCCGCTCGGTCTGGAAATCATGCTGCTCCAGGAGCTGATCGCGCTGGCGCGTGAGAAGCGCGCGGCCGACCGGATCTTCACGGCGGCCAATTATCCATCGGGGCTCAAGCAGACGCTGAGCGGCACCAGCCAGTTCAGCCACACGTCGTCTACCCCGATCCAGACCATCAACGATGCGCTCGATCTTCCCTTGATGCGCCCGAACCAGCTCGTTTTCGGGCAGGCGGTGTGGACCAAATTCCGGTCGCATCCGCAGATCGTCGAGGCTTGCCTGGGCACGGCCGCCAAGCAGGGCAACGTTTCGCGACAGCAAGTCGCGGAGCTGTTCGAGGTCAAGGAAGTGCTTGTGGGTTCGGCGCGCGGAAACGCGTCGAAGAAGGGCCAAACCCCCAGCATGACCCGGCTGTGGGGCAAGCAGCTCGCGATGCTCTACAAGGCACCGGTTCCCGAGGCCAAGGACGTCGTCACGTTCGGCGGCACTTTCCAGTGGGGCGATCGCATCGCCGGCCAGTGGGAAGATCGGAATATGGGCCTCCGCGGCGGCATCGCCGTCCGCACCGGCGAAAGCGTCAAGGAACGCGTGATCGCCCAGGATGCCGCCTATCTCTTCGACGCCGCGATCGCCTGATCGGCAATCCGCTGTCGGATCTCCCGGTGCCGCTCGGCGCCGGGTTTTCCGGGGGGCGTTCGATCGCCCTCCCGATAACCCAGCAGGAGAATGAAGATGGGCTTCAAGGCCAAGCACGGTGTGAACCACAACGGCACCCTCTACGGGGAAGGCGCAACGGTGAAGTTCACCGCGGAAGAGCTCGCCGAGTACGAGGCCGACGAGACGGGCCCCATCGCGGATCTGCTCGAACGCAACGCCATCGAGCGCTTCTCGCCGATCGTCGAGAAGGCGCGCGACGTGCTCGAAAAGCCGCTCGCCGAAATGACGGAGGCCGAGATCGCCAAGCTCGCACAGGAGCTCGGCATCCCGCCGCTCGACGAAGCCACCATGCTCGTCGAGATCGAGACGAGGCGCTCGGAGATCGCCGCACAGGCCGACCAGGCCGGTAAGACCGGAAAAGCCGCAAAAGCCGGTAAGGCCGCATAATCTCAGCATAGGGGGCGCCCCGATGATCAGGATGGCGGTCGCTGCATTTCTGACGATCGCCGGCCTGTTCATCGGGTGCGAGGCCGGCCGATGATCGCGTTGCAGACCATCATAAAGCAGCCTGCAGAAGCGCTGCACTACACGTTCGAGCTCGGCCGCGCGGTTGCCTCGGTCGACTCCATCGCCGCGATCGCGCGCGAGCTCGTCGCCGGCAGCTCGGCGCTGACGGTGTCCAGCTCGGTCGCGAACGCCGCCGCGGTGGCCGCCATCTCGGGCGGCACGGACGGCGAGCGCTATCTCGTGACGCTCCGGGCGGTCCCGGTGGACGATCCGGCCGGGCTGGTCGAGGCGGAGCTTGAGGTCGCCGTTGTCGACGGCGCCTGGGCGATGCCGGACGGCGGCGTCGCCTATCTCACCATTTCCGAATTCGTGGAGCGGTTCGGCCTGGAGGAGGTCGTTCGCATGACGGACGGCACCGGCGCCGGCCGGATCGATCGCGCCATCCTCGTTTCCGCGCTCCGGGACGCCCAGGGCGTCGTCGATATCAACCTCGGCGCGCGATACGCCGTTCCGCTCACCGTGGTTCCCGATGCGATCAAGACGGCGATCGCCGACCTGGCGCGCGCCCGGCTCTATCCCCGTGGGGCGCCCGAAGGCGTCGCGGATTCCGCCAAGGCGGCGAACCGGATGCTAGAACGGATCTCGACCGGTTCGTTGCCGCTGACCATCCCGGCCGGCGAGCAGCCGGCGTCGGCGGAAAGCGACGCGCCGATCGTGGTCATGCCCGGCCGCAGCGCCTATCCGGGCGGGCGAGGCTCGACATGGTAGGCGGCGGGCTCGGACTGTCGATCGAGATCCAGGACCAGCTCAGCACGGCGCTGAAGGGGCTCGGCGACGCTGCGGATGATATGGCGCCCGCCTGGGCAGCGATCGCCCACTTCCTGGTCGAGGAGGCCGAAGAGCGGTTCCGCACCGAAACCGGCTCCGATGGTGTACCGTGGAAGCCGTCCCGTCGCGTCGCCGGCGACGGCAAGGGCGATCCCGGCGACGGTGGCCAGACGCTGACCTTGTCCGGCGATCTTCGCCGCTCGCTCCGGGAGGATTATGGCTCCGATTATGCCGCCGCCGGCCCCGAGGCGTCGGGCGGCGCGGCCGAATATGCCGAGATCCACCAGACCGGCGGCACGATCCGTGCGCGGCCAGGCCAGGCGCGAAGCAAGCCTGCCCATGACGGCTCGACCCATTTCACCGCGCGGGCGCTCAATACGCCTTTCGGTCCGCGCCAGTCGGTCAAGATCCCGGCGCGCCCGTATATGGGCCTCTCAGCCGAGGGCGCGGATGAGGTGCTCCTGATCATCGCCCGGCATCATCAGCGTCATGCCGGTGGCGGCGAGATCCGGCCATGAGCGCCGAGCCCATCCAGGATATCAGTCCGTATCCGATCCGCGAGCGGTTAGCTGACGTCGGCTTCCGGCAGATCGGCGGCGAGCTCGAATGGGGCGCATTGAAGCAAGCGCCGCCGGTCGGCCAGCTCCCGGCCGGCTACATCGTTTTCGAGCGCGAGGGGGCCGGCGGCAACCAGGCGGACAGCGGCATCGTCCAGAAGGTGGACGTCGACTTCATGGTCGCGATCGTCATGGAGGCGCAGGGCCGGCGGGTGGAGGAGCTCGACGATCGGCTGCGCATCATGCGCGCCCGCACGCGCGACGCCCTGGTCGGGTGGAAGCATCCCGAAGCCACCGGCCCTACCCACTATCGCGGCGGCAACCTGCTGTCCGCTGACGGACAGACGATCGCGTGGGCCGTCCGCTTTAGAGCTGGTTATCATCTGAGGAGGTTTGCTTGAGCAAGCGGATTGTAAAGACCGTTCCGGGCGTCGAGAGCGCCACCGAGACCGCGCCCCGCGATGGGATGGCCGAGGGCGGCTTCGCGCCGCCCGCCGGCGATGAGGCCGAATTGCCGGTCAACGTGGCGGGTGACGACAATGCCGGTGCCCAGGAGGCGCCCAGGTCCATCGCGCCACCGGTCGATCTGGCCACCGGTGAGCAACTGGCCCCTGCGGAGGCGACCGCGCCGCGCGCCCAGGATGAGGCCGGCCGTCCCATGGACCAATGGGGCCTGCCCTTGAACGGCCCGGCGCGGGCTCGCGCGCTCGCCGAGCTCGACCGGCGCGATCCGCACACCCACCCCGAAGATTGGCCCGACCAGGGCGCGGCCGAGGAGTAAATCATGGTCCCGAAGGTCATCCTGTTCAAGAAAGAGACCACCTACGGCACTGATGCGACGCCGACGGTGATCGCCAACGCGATGCTGACCCGCGGCTTCACCTCGACGCCGATCGAGGTCGACCAGATCCAGCGCGATCTGGACGTGCCGAATATGGGTCGACTGCAGTCGATCCCGAGCAATCCGCGCAAGCGGGCGAGTTTCCGTGTCGAGATCGCCGGCTCGGGAACAGTCGACACGGTGCCGGCCTGGATGGAGCTGCTGGAATGCTGCGGCATGGCGGCCGCGGCCGTAACTGCCACAACCAAGGTCGAGCAGAAGATGGCGGCCGCCAATGCGGCGCTGTCCGCCGGCACGATGTACGACTGGCACGGCAACCAGAAGCGCGTCGGCCTGGGCGGGCGCGGCACCTTCGGGTGGAACTTCACGGCCGGCGACGTGCCGGTGTTCAACTTCGACTTCACGTTCATGATCCCCGCCGCGAACCAGGTCATCGAGGATGTGCCGGGAACGCCGACGCTGTCGCGCTGGAAGACGCCGCTTGAGGTCAACACGGTCAATACCGATTTCCTCCTCGGCGGCTATGCGCTCAAGCTCCAGTCGTTCACCGGCGACGCCAATGCGACGATCACGCCGCGCAACCTGGTCGGCGCCAACTACGTAAAGCGCGGCAACCACGCGATCACCGGGCGTATCCTCGGCGAGACGCCGGACATCAGCGCGAAGAGCTATTTCAGCTCGCTGATGGTCGGCGACCATATTCCGGTCCAGCTCATCCACGGCGTCGCTGCCGGCGCGATCGTCCAGGTGGACAGTTCGAACCTGCAGATCACGTCGATCGACATCACCGAGCAGGACGAGGTCTCGATGATCGATATCGGCTACGGCCTCGATATCGTCGCGGGCCAGGACGACCTTCTTTTCACCAGCAAATAACCACGCCGGCCGGGCGGGCGCTTTGGCGTCCGCCCATCGGCAAGGGAGAACTCGCCATGTCTTATCGTATCGTTGCAAAGCCCCGCGCCTGGTGGCCGGTCATCTGGAACGTCGTCACCGAGGACGGTGCTGTTGCCGAGGCGAAGATCCGGCTCCGCTTCGTCCTCCACAAGGTCGACGATCGGGAAGTCATCGAATCGGCCGTGCAGGAGAAGATCCGTGCGGCCGTACAAGCCAAGGTGGATGGCGACACTGCGACTGAGTCCGGTCTTTATCGCGACGCGTTGAAGTTGTTCGCGGAGGATTGGGACGATGTCCAGGACGAGCAGGGCAAGGATTTGAGTTGGAGCGACGAAAACGTCCGCCTTCTCATGAACGAGCCCGGCGTGTTTGATCATTGTATTGCCGCCTATCGTGTCTGCATGGCCGGCGGGCGGGAGATCCGCGAGGGAAATTGAGGGCCGTCGCGCGGATCTGGGCCGGAGGGCGCGACGGCACCCCACCATCGGCAGGTGATCCGTTGACGGCAGCGGCGGCGAGCGAGTTGCGCGCGCGTGGGCTCGGCCGGGCAGACGAAATCTTCATCCCCATCGACGACGAAGGCGCGGTCAAGTTGTTCTACGCGATGTCGACTCAGTGGCGTGTCGATTCCTTCAGCGGAAGCCGTCTCGGGATCGATTATTCGGCGGTGCCGGCCACAGCCCAAATGCTGGGCATCGAACTGACCCCGGCTGCCTTTCATGATCTGCGCATCATGGAGGCCGAGGCGCTGAGCGCTTTTGCGGTGCGGCGATGACCGATCTCGTTTTTCGTGTCCTGCTCAAAGGCGACGGCTCCGGCTTGGTCGGCACGACGCGCTTGTCGGCCGAAGAGGTCAAGAAGCTCAAGGACGCGATGGGTGGCGCCGAGAAGGCGACCGAGAAGCTCAATCAGTCTACTCAGCAGCTTTCGGCCACCGAGGCCAAGGCGGCGCAAGCCAGCGCGCAGCTACAGGCTGCCCAGGCGCGCTCTCAAACGGCAGCGCTCGCCTTGGCAAAAGCTCAGGATGCCGTCTCGGCCGCTACCGGGAAGAGCGCTGCCGATCAGGCCGCCGCGGCGGCGAAGCTGGCGATCGCGCAGGCGCGCGTGTCGACGAGCTCGGCCGCGATCAGTTCGGCCCAGCAGCGTCTCGCACAGTTGACCGATCGCGGCTCGACCTCCGTGACGCGTCAGCAATATGCGATGCGGAACCTCGGCTACCAGATCGGTGACGTCGGGACACAGCTCGCAAGCGGTTCCTCGCCGTTCTTGATCTTCGCGCAGCAGGCGACCCAGGTCACCGGCGCCATGGCCGATATGGGTGGCAAGGTCGGAAGGCTGGGAACGGCGCTGAGCGGGCCATTTGGGGCCGCCTTCATCACCGTTACCGCTCTCGCCGGCGTTTTCGGATCGAAGCTTCTCGAATCTGGGGAGGCGGCCAAGGCCGCCGAGCAGGGATCGAGCGGCCTCGCCCAGGCGCAATCGACGCTGGGCGAGATATTCGATCTCACCTCGGGCAAGATCAAATCGCAAAACGCGCTGCTGATTGCCAACGCGCGCCTGATGGCGATCAACCTTCGAGCGGAAGCCGAGAAGGCGCGCAAATCGGCAAATGATGCGCTGACCTCGACGGCGCAGCCTGGCTTCCTCGCCATGGCCGGCGCGCATCTTCGCGGCGCGTTCGTCGAGCAGGACGAGGCCGGCTATGTTACCCGGCTGCAGGGGCGATCGGCGTTGGCGTCGAGCTATCTCGCCGCCATCCGCGATGCCCGCACCGATGCCGACCGCCAGAAGGCCGGCGAACGCGCCCTCGGCTTCAGCCAGCGCGGCGACTTCAGCGGCCTGTCGGTCACCAAGGAAGAGTTCCGCCAGGCCGTCATCGACATGTTGTCGGCGACGGCAAAGGAGATGACGGCCGACGCGATCGACAAGTCTCTCAACAGTGGCTCACTCGCCCCATCGTTGCGTCGCGACGCGAAGACGCCGAAGCCGAAGAGCCTGGATAACACGTTGGGTTCGACGCTGAAGGATCTCGATCCGCTCGCCTCGATCCAGCACGAATATCAGGAGCGGCTCAAGAATATCGAGAAGCTCGCCAAGGCGAAGAAAATCTCGGACGCCAAGGCCGACGAGCTGCGCCTCGAAGCCGAGCGGAAGATGCGGGACGAGCGCATCAAGCTCGATGACCAGGTCGCGAAGGCGTATCAGGACGGGCTCGACAAGGCGTCGTCGCAGGCATTCAAGGATATGGTCAACGGGCCGATCAAGCTCGTCGGCCAGTCGCTCGAACAGCAGGGCGAGATGATCGCCAAGGGCGTCGCGAAATCGCTCGAACGTACTTTGCCTATCGTCCAGAACGCCTTCGGCAAGGTGCTGAGCAGTTTCGGCGCCGGCAATCGGCTGAGCTCGATCGGCGAGCGCCTGTTCGGCGGCAAGACTTTCGATATCGGCTTCGGGTCCTTCAAATCCGAGTTGAAGACGACGTTCAAAGAGATTTTCGCGCTCGATGGCGAGTTCGGCAAACTCTTCAAGGGGCTGGGTGAAACACTGGGCCAGCTCGGCGCCGCGGCCAGCCTCGGCGTCCAGATCGGCGGCCTGGTAGGCGGTGGCACCGGCGGCAAGATCGGCGGCGCCCTGGGCAGCATCTTCGGCAAGGAGGCGGGGAAGCTCATCGGCCCCGCTCTCAGCAAGGCGGTAGGTGGAACGTTCGGCAAGCTGCTCGGCGGTGCCGCCGGACCGCTCGGCGCGATCGCAGGCGGCCTTCTCGGTTCGGTCGTCGGCGGCCTCTTCAGCGGAACCAAGAAGGGGACGGCCACCCTCGGCAACGTCAACGGCTCGGCCGAGATCGTCGGCACCGGCGGCAATAGCGCCTCGCGGATCTCAAACGCAAAGAAGCTCGGCGGCGGCGTCACCGATGCGCTCCAGTCGATCATCGACCAGCTCGGCGGCTCCCTCGGCGACTTCTCGGTCTCGATCGGCCAGAGGAACAAGAAGTTCGTCGTCGACCCGACCGGCTCGGGGCGAACCAAGGGCGCCGGCACCACCAAATATGTGGACCAGGAAGAGGCCGCCATGGCGGCGCTGGCCGACGCAATCGCCGATGGCGCCGTCCAGGGCCTGTCCGCGGCGGTCACCAAGGCGCTGAAATCCAGCACCGATGTCGACAAGGCGGTCAAGGAAGCCCTGAAGGTCCAGCAGGTCGAGGAACTGCTCGGCGGGCTTGGCGCGCAGATGCAATCCGAGTTCAAGAATTTCGAGAAGCAGGCGGCCGAGCGCGTTCGTATCGCGAAGCAATATGGCTTCGATCTCGTCAAGCTGGAGGAGGTCAACGCCAAGGAACGGGCGGACACCTTCGACCGGGTCCTGAATAGCCGGATCGAGCCGCTGAAGGCGCTGTTGAACGATATGAGCTTCGGCGAGCTGTCGGAGGGGTCCGCTGTCGACCGTCGCAACGCGCTGCTCGCCCAGGTCGCCAAGGCCAAGACGGATGCGGAGGCCGGCGTCGATGGCGCGTCGAGCACCTATGCGGATCTGCGCCGCCAGTTGCTCGAGCTCGACCGGCAATATTTCGGCACGGCCGGTGCCGAATATACCGGTGACCGTGCGGCGACCCAGACCGAGCTTGAGGCGATCATCAAGCTCGAAACCGAGCGCGCAAAGGAGGCGCAGAAGGCCGCCCAGGAAGCGTTGCAGGCGGCGAAGGATACGGCCAGCGGCGTCGACGAGACCAACGATCTTCTGGCGAAGCAATATTCCACGTTGCAGGAGCTGCTCGCGGCCTTCGTCAGTAGCAAGGGTCTGGCGCCGTCGAGCGGCGCCTTCGCTTATCGGGCGGCCACCTGAGCATGGCGCTCGTCACCCTGATCGAGGCCACGCCATGGATCGCTGCTACCGGCGCGCCGCAGACCATCCGTCTCGCGGGCGGCGGTAGGCGCGCCTATGATCATCTGGGCTATGCGGATTGGCGGGCGGGCATTGTAGAGGTGCCGAAATTCAAGTCCGAGCTCGGCTTTGGCGCGGATGGCTGGACCGGTGCCACAATGGCGCAGAACAGCGACATCCGCTTCCACCCTTCCGATCCGGCCGTCCTGGCCGATCTCGCCGCGCTCTTCTGGAACGGCTGCCCCGTCACGGTGAAGTCCGGCGACGACGACCTGGCCGCGCCGATCTGGTCGACAGAGTTCACGGGCACCATCGCGAATGTGGCGGAGGAAGGCGGCGCGCTGACATTCTCGGTCGTCGACAACAGCAAGAAGCTGGACGTCCCGGTCACCGATGCTCGGTTCGCCGGTACCGGCGGCATCGAGGGCGATATCGGCGTTGAAGGCCGGTTGAAGCGTCGCTCCTGGGGGCGTTGCTGGAATGTCGAATGTCGGTCGCTCCTGGCCGCCTACAATATCTATGAGGTGGGAGACCCGGCCTTTCGGCTGCAGGCGATCGACACGGTAAAGGATATCGGCCGCGCGGCCGACAATGTCATCTTGCTGGGATGGAAGGGCTCGATCGCGGCGACTCTCGCCGCCCTCATGGATGCGGATGTCCCTGAAGGTGGCGCGGTTGTCGCGCCCTCGATCGCCTGCGTCCGGTGGTGGACACAGGCGATTCTCCTCACCGCCGACATCCGCGGCGAGATTGCCGGGGGCTATGCCGAAACACCGGCCGCGATCGCTGCGCGACTAGCTGGCCTTGGCGGGGTCACGGTCGCCAACACGGCCGCCATGGTGGCCGCCCGTCCGGCGCCTGCCGGTATCCATATCGGGAACGAAGGCGAGACGATCGCGGCCGCGATCGACCGCTTGCTGCTCGGAGCCTCTCTGCTTTGGTACTTGGGGACCGACGGCGCGGCCGTGATCGGTGAATGGTCTTTCGACTTAGCCCCGGCCGCATCGTTGAAATCGGTGAAGGTCAGCCGCACGGTCAGCTATCCGCCGACCAAGAGCCGTCGTGTCGGCTATCGGCGCAATGAGCGCGTCCACTCGGCCGGCGAGATCTCCGCCGTAATTTTGGCCGCCGACGTGACCTATGCGGATGGTCGTTCGGTGCAGTCCCTGCAACCCGACGAGCCCCGCGCAACCCGGGGGTCTCCCAACGGAACGAATATCGGCGATATCCCCGTTGAGGTTTTCATTAGCGACCTGTTCAGAGTGGTGGATGACCTGAGCGTCACGGCGCCCGCGCTGTTCGAACTGACGAAGGCTGTGGGCCTGCTCAATGATTACATGCAGGCGAAGACGACGCTCGACGGCAAGCCGATCGGCACGATCGTCGTTGAAACGCGCGAGGTGGGCGAGAGCAACGTGGCGACGCTCGACCTGATCGGTGCGAAGAACGGCGCCGGCACTGCGTTTGTGCTCGATACCAGCACCGTGATGGTATCGCCGGTAGAATCGATCGGCGCGAAGTTCAGTTCGATCGACACGAATATCGGCACCGCCACAGCCAATGTCAGCTTCCTCATGGAAGCCGTTGTCGACACAAGCGGCGCGACGATCGCCAAGGCGGTGCTGTCGCTGAAGGCCGGGCCGGCGGGCAGCATGCGGGTTTCCGGGATCGTCGCCACCAACGACGGCGCGATATCGACACTCGATCTGGATTTCGACCGGACGCGCATCTTCCGTCCCGATGGCGAGTTGCTGTTCCTGGCCGACGAAGACGGCGTGTACATGCCGAACGTCGAGATCGACCGGGTCAAGATCAACTCGGTCGCCGTCCCGGTCTATGCTTCGTCCAGCACCTCCATCACCGGCACCGGCACCAGCCCCACGTCGTTCGAAGGTTACACCTCGACCCTTACAGAAAGCATCACGCTCCCTGTGGCCGGCACGATCAACATCGACGCGGTCGTGGGCCTGAGCTTCGCCGGCTCCCCCTCTGTCTGGCAACTCCAATTGCTCTGCGACGGCGCGGAGGTCGACGTGGCCGGCGGCGTCAACAGCCAGGAGAAGGTCCCGCTCATGGCGCAGATCGAGAAGCCGGCGGGCACCTATTCGCTCCAGCTCAAGTTCGGCGGCCACACATTATCGACGATGTACAACCGGAAGCTCCGCGCGACCGGCCATCCATATACGGGGTGACGATGCCACGCTTCGCCATTTTCGCGCCGATCGACGGCGATCCGTTCTCAGGGCCGATCGTCCAGATTACCCGCAAGCGCGCCGCAGACATGGCCGGCGATGCTCGGGCCTTCGTCGAGGTTCCCGATGACCTGCCCGCCGACCTTGATGCGACCCATCATGTGGTCGGCGGCGCGATCGTACCAAGAGCAGAGGACGTAGAATGACGGATATCGTTGATGCCACCGCCGCGCTTGTCGCTGCGACAGGCCAGCTTATCGGCACGAAGGCGCAACTGCTCGCTTGGTCGGTCGGCGAGGCCACTGGCGGGCCGAACGGGGACGGCAAATACCCGTTCACGGCCGCCGACAACAGCACGATACTGGTGCCGTGTCCGGCGGCGCTTGTCCACCTTGCACAGTCCAACCGTGGCATCTTCGACACGACGGCAAAGGCGCTGTCGAACGGCGTCGCGGGCGTCACGCTGGCGGCGGCGGGTTCGGGCGGCTCCGATGGAACCTTTGCCCTCGGGTTCTCGGGCGGTGGCGGGGGTGCTGGCGCGACGGGCTATTTCGTCGTCTCGGGCGGCAAGGTCGTATCCGTGGAGATCACTGCCAGGGGCGACAGCTATACCGCAGCGCCCGCGCTGTCCTTCACCGCATCGGCCGGCCTGACCGGCGCTTCGGCAACCGCGCAGATCTCGGCCAACGTGAATGTCGGCGAGTTCTTCTCGACCCCCGGCGACGCCAGCGTGAGTATGAAGCTTTATCGGGTCGATGCGGGGCCGGTCGCTGCGCTGATCGACAGCTATCCGAATGCTTCGATCGTAGGCACCGTGGCCGGCGTCACGGCCAAGGTGCCGGACGATACGCCGGTCGGGTTCGCCTGGGCGGTGGTCGACGATGCCGGCAATGCGGCGATCGGGATCAGGGATGATGGCACCTTCGCTGCCGAGGATATCGAGGTCGAGAAGATCAACGGGGAGCCGGTGCCGGCGATATCCGGTCTGACTGAGAAATTTTCGGATGACGCGCCAGTGGGCTTCGCATGGGCGATGGTCGACGACGCGGGCAATGCAGCGATCGGGATCAAGGCCGACGGCGCCTTTGCGGCCGAGGAGATCGAGGTTGAGCGGCTCAACGGCCGGCTGGCGCCGGGGCCGGGCAATCGCCATGGCGGTGCCTATCCCTATCGCCTTGGCTTTCTCAATAACACTGGCGAGAGCCTCGGCGAGGGGTCGACCGGCGATCCGATCACCACGGCGCAGGAATATGACAATCTGTGCTGGCCGGCTCGGACTACGACGGGCGGCGCGCTTCTGCCCTCGACGGTGGCGAACGGACAATATGCTGCGCGCGGCGAGAACCCGATGTTCGGCGCGCAATCTGGTTGGAAGCAGGCGATCCTCCATGAGAATGGCCTAACGCATCAAGATAACGACTTCCGGCTGCTGGCCTGTAACAACGGATATTCGGGCTACAAGATCGCGCAGATCAGCAAGGGGCAAGCGCCGTTCACGGCGATGATGGCGCAGATGACGGCCTTGGCCGCCCTTGCGCCCGCGTTCCGTGGATCGGTCGGGTGCCTCTGCAATTTCCTGACGATCGGCGCCAACGACGGGAACCCGTCCAGCCTGACCGATACTCCGACTTTCAAGAGCGGGGTGAATACGTTTGCAAACGACTATGACGCGGACGCTCGCGCGATCACGGGGCAGAGCCGACCAATCATTACCATCCTGAACCAGCTTTCGAGCCGCGCACCGCAGCTCGCAGTCGCGATGCTCGAACTGAGCCATGAGAACCCGCTGATCTTCATCGCCGGGCCGATGTATCAATACAGCTATTACGACACGCTCCATGTCGACCCGCCGTCCGAGAGGCTCATGGGCGCACTCGACGGGCTCGTTGCCAAGCGCGTGATCACCGATGGCGTGAGGTGGGAACCCTTGCAGCCGGTCAGCCATATGCTTGTAGGGGCGTCGATCTACCTGCGTTTCAACAAGCTGGGCCTGACGATCGACACGGGCAACGTATCCGAGCAAGATCAATTCGGGTTCGATTGTCTCGACGGGGCGGCCGCCACCGTAGCGCAATCTGCCGATCCGGTGATTGTCGGTCGCGATACGATCAAGCTGACATTCGCCGACGAAGCAACAGCCTCATCGGTCGCCAAAATCCGCGCGGGGCATAATGTGAGCGTCGGGCGATCGGATTCCTTTGCGGGAGGATCGACTAACCTCCGCTGCAGTTTGCCGCTGATGATCTTCGACGATGCGCCGATCTACGATTGGTGCGTCATCTTCTCGTACAGCCTCTAAGGGAGACGCCGCATGGCATTTTCAAACAAGGTCGCTGGGGCCTCATTCACCAAGCGTGTCGGAATTCTTGCGCCATTCTGGTCCGATTGTTCCCTGCTGATGCTGTTCGGCGGGTCGGAGGCGGAGAGCAAGGTCAACATAAAAACAGGCGCCAATGCGACGTTGATCGGGGCGCCGACCTATGGTGACGGCTATGCCGATGTCGGTGGAACGGTCGGGTTCGATAGCGGTATCGTAAGCTCATCCAATGCCTGGACGCATTGCGTTGTCACCACCATCGGGTCCGGTAACGGCCTCTATATGGGGTGTCAGAACAGCGGCGATGCCGATAACGCTATCGGCCGTTTCAATACGAGCGTGTATCCCTTCATCGCCGGCAGCACACGCGGGGGCGGAACGCCATATGCTTCCGCGACGGGGTTCAATTTCCTCGCAGCGAGCCACAACGGAGCGACCGCCAAAATCCACGCTGCTTCGGCGGGGGCAATAACCACAGTGAGCGCGGCTTGGGGAGCCTCAGCAGTCACGGCATCCTTACGCGTGGGCGGGCACATCGGGAGCGGAACCACGGCCAACCGCGTGGCAGCGGCAATGTCGTTCAATAGGGTGCTGTCCGACGCCGAAGTATTGACCGTTCACGACTATCTTAAGTTCCTCTGCGAGCAGCGAGGGGTGGCAGTCGTCTGACACTGACAGCCCCGGGAGAACAATATGATCGCGCTTCAGATGCTTCTTGCCATCGGATCCATCGAGCTTCACTGCATCGTCACGCGACAAGGGGCGAGCGGGTGTTCCCTTCGCCCGGCTATGTGGGCTGGTTGCCTTCGTTGTGTGGGTGATGTGGCGCATCATTTGCCGTGCTGGCACTTGGGCGGGGGCTGAACCGATGCCAATAGAGCCCAGCTACGGAGAATGGCTCCAGTCCGACGCGCTCTACGCAACGAGCACGGATGCCACTTTGGCTGCACGCTGGCCGACCCAGGCTATCGAGAGCGAGGCGGTTTCGCCCTTCGCGGAGAAGGTCGATGGCGAGGCCGAGGGCGGGCGGCAAATCGCCTTCCTCGGCCCGCCGAAAGACACGGATGTTCACGTCGTTCCGGGGCGCCACAGGAACCTGCTCGGGCGTGTCGTCACCCTGATGATCGACCGCCTCGGATACGACGCTGGCGTCAATTGCTTCGTCATCGGGGCGGATGAGCAGCAGGTGACCGGTTCCACTGTGCTGACAGTGTTGAGGAGGAGGTAATGGCAGGCTCGCAGATCGTAATCTGTCGCCCCGCGGCGGCCACTGCCGTTTCCGTCTCGATCGGGGCCGGGAAGGACAACCTTCTTTCCGATAAGCCCAAGGAGGCATGGATTACGGGCGCTGTCGGGCCCGTCTATGCGGTGCTCGACCTAGGATCGGTGCAGGAGATCGACTTCGTCTATCTCGGCTCGGTCAACGGTGTCGCGGGCACGACCTGGGCGGTGAGCTACAGCGCGGCCTCATCGACAGGCACAGGCTCGACGGCGCTCGACACGACGGTGGCGCCCATAGCCAAGGCGAAGCGCGGCCTCATGCACTTGCTGGCTGTTCTCCCGGAACCGGTGAGCGCGCGATATATTCGCGTCACCGTTGACCAGGGCAACGGCGGTCCCGGTCTTACCGCCGGCATCCTCCGTGCTGGCCTGTCATACCGGCCGACATGGGGCCAGGAATGGGGCGGCGGCCGAGCGGTCGTCGACACCGGAACGAAGGAGCGCCTTCCCGATGGCGGCCTCGGTGTTGACCTGGGCGCGCGTTTCTCGGCGTTTCAGTGGACGTTCGGCGATCTGTCGGATGACGAGGTCGAGGAGCTCCACGCCTTCTGTCTGGAAGTCGGCGAGACGATCCCGTTCGTCCTGGCTGAGAATGTTGGTAGTGGTGTGCCGGCGACGCACGAATCGGTTCACTGGTGCACCTTCGACAAGCTCGACTATTTCGAGCGCCGCGATCCGCGATCGAGCCGCTGGGCATTCCGTGTCGAGGAATGGGTGTGAGTCCGCCAGCGGACAGTCGGTCGGCTGGCTCCTGCCTGCAATACGAGGACATCGCCGCTGCAGCGGTTGTTCAATGCTGTTTCAGGAGCTGTTCTCATGAACGCCACCAAGGCGCCTCTCCAATCGATCACCGTCAACGCCGCGGCCGGCTCTGCGGTCGTCAGCTTGCTGACCGCCTTCGGCATCGATCTGGGGCCGGACGGCGCGACCTACATCAATGCGCTCGTTGCCGGCGGGCTCGCCATCGTGGCGATCTGGGGCCGCATCCGCGCAACTCGCCGCATCGTGCGCGGGGGCTGATCCGCTTCGCCCTTCGGGGCGCAAGAGGCAGAGGTGCGGGGCGTTCCTCACCAGCCGTGGTACCGGGGGGTCGCGATCCTCGGCATGGAGCTAATCGGCGAACACAGGACGCACGGTTTCGGGCCATCCGTAAAATGGCCCACGAGATACATGAGGGGGTGGAGCGGCTCTTTCCGTCGACAGGTTCCGCACCAGCCGCAAGGCAGCCCCAGGCGAGCCGAAACGCCACGACGGTGGCAGGCGCCGATCAAGGGGAAACCCTCGGCGAGACGGCGCTCCGTTCGAGCGGGTGGGAGGCCCGCAACCGATTCCTGCTTGTGGGGCGAGGTCGCCGGTTCGATCCCGGCCTCGGGCTGATCGCCCGGAGTAGCTCAGCGGTAGAGCAGCCCAATGGGGAGACGGAGGTTCGAATCCTCCCGGCGCTTCCGGCGCTGTGGTCAAGCGGTCCACGACGCCCCTCCCGCACCTACAATCACGCGACAAAAATTAGCCAGCTAGGCGACAAAAACGCGGGCGCGAGCCGGGCAATTTTTGTCGCGGATTTTTGGCGCGCTACATTGCTGTGGTTGATCGAACGCTATCTTCGCGAGAGCGGCACCCCCGCCTCGCGCTTCGGCCGCGATGCGATGGGCGATCCCGGCTTCGTCGCGATGCTGCGTCGCGGCCGCGAGCCGCGCGACGACACCGTCCGGCGGGTGCAGGCCTATATCGTCCGGGCGCGCGAAAAGATGGCCGGTGCGCGATGAGCGATCCGGTCAAGGCGATCGCGCGCCGTCTCCACCATTGCTGCCGGCCATTCGCCGAGCTGCTGCTCGATCATGGCGAAAGCGAGGATTGGCGCAGCCTGCTGTTCGACGGCGGGCGGCATCGCCTCGACCTCAGGCTGCGGGGAGACGGGGTCCAGCAGGCGCTCGACGCCCTGCCCGCCTGGATCGCGGCATCCGACTTCACCATAGCCGGCCATCTGATCGCCGACATGAAGCTGGTCTCGATCGAGCGGCGCGACGACGAAGCGCTGGTACGGCTGGAGGCGCTGACCGTCGCCGACGGCGTCGCCGTCAGCGTTTGA